CACTCCTAGTAAATTCTCGTATCTACCAGGATCACCCCACCTTGAATTAATCTGGTCATCATCTAATCCTAACTTCTTTAATTCTGGGATTCTTGCAAATCGTTCTTCCATAGCATCAATTAGGTATTGTCGTGGTGCTATTAACTGATTAACTACTAACCTTTTTGTTCTAAAACTGAACAGTGGTGGCTTAGTCCATGTGAAAAGTGATAGTTTTGCCATATCATAAGCAAATTTGTTCCGTCTCGGCACATAAGTATGGAAATGGTTGTAAGAATATAGTATGTCATCCTCTGCCATAGCAACATAAGCCGTTTTTGATGCCTTACAGCCTGTCAATATCTGGGAATATATGTTCCTATGTGACCTTCCAATGTCCCCAACGCAGATATTTTGCCCAAAATCCATCGGTTTTTGTGAAACGCTAATTAATGGATGATCTCCAATCGCTTTGAGCAATTGCCTTTTAGTATTTTTGACAAAATAAGGATTCTTTTCTTCTAAATTATTACTCGTATAATAAATAACTGTGATGTCTAATGGTTCTTTACTTAGATACATTATTTCCTCACTGGCATATTTAGTTTTTGCCTAAGTGTTCTGTTCTTTTTAATTTTTATTCTAACTCCATCAAGCTCGTAAACTTTACCTTTCACTATTCTTTTAAGACAATTATATCCAACCCAACATTTAATATATCCAAATCTTATCCCAAGAATATAACTATTTATTTTCCTAGTAACAAATAAATCAGATCTTTTACTAAATTTGACTTTGAACTTGAATGTATTTATTTTAGACTTACCAAAAAATATCATAATTCCCATCCTGGCGGAGTAAACTTCTCCACCAACCACATAATATCTAATGTTTGTTTATCCCACGCCTTACCTAGAGTCATCCAACTATTAGTAAACTCTGTTCCTTTTCTCCACTGATCTCTGCTTAAAGAATACCCACGCCCATCTTTCTTAGTCTTGTGCCAGTGTGCATACCAGGTTTTCTTATTCCTGATGAGCCTACCACCCGATAACCAGCATTTAAGCCCGATTTCCTGAGATTCCTTGGCGAACTCTCCGTAGTTTTCCTCATCCATAAGGTCTAACTCATAGTAGTAATCCTTCTTCATAAACCACGCAGATCCCTGAAAAGTCATAAGATCAATAATTAAATCACTCTTTAATGATTCATCTTTATTCTTTTCTAACCATTCCTTACCCTGAAGTCCTTTACCGCCCCAAACACTCTTATCCTCTGGATGGGCTATATACATATAATTGATGTCTGGTTTTCTAGTCTCTATTAACTCCCATTTCTCAGGATCTAATCTCTTTCGTGTTGGAACAACTACCCAGTTATCCTTACAGTCTGCCTTTAGAATTTCATCAAATCCCTTTTCAAACATACAATGACCATCAGTCTTTAGGATATATTCGCCTTTAGCCATAGCAACACCACAATTAATAGCATTTCTCATTCCTCTTGATTTAGAAAAGTGAAGGTAGTGAACTCTCTCATCTTCAATGATGGGCGACCAATAACCATCAAGGCAAGCAATAATTTCAATGTCTTGGGTAGCTTTGACTAATAGGTCGTTGATTGTCTTATCTAAGTATTTCTCATTTCGTGCAGGAATTATAATAGAGAGCAGACTCATAATATCCATTAAAGCAAAGTTTAGCTAACTACTCAACCCCTAAACATCAGGGAATGAAGGGCTAGGACTCATTGAGGCACTTTCAGACGTACTTGGAGATACCGAAGCACTAGGACTTACACTAGGTGAGAGACTCTTACTTAGACTCACACTTGTACTAGGACTGACACTTAAGCTAGGACTCAAGCTTACTGAAGCACTTGGACTGACACTTAAGCTAGGACTCGCACTAGCACTAGGACTCAAACTTGTGCTTGTACTAGGACTCACACTTGATGAGAGACTAGGACTTGGACTCGGTGAAGCTGACTCAGAGGTACTAGGACTTCCACTTGGGGAAGGACTAAGACTTACACTCAAACTTGTGCTTGTACTAGGACTCTGACTTGGAGTTACACTAGGACTTGCACTCGTACTTGAGCTAGGTGAAGCACTAGGACTTGGACTAAAGCTAGATGAAGCACTAGGACTCACACTAGCACTTGGACTGACACTAGCACTTGGTGATTCACTTGGAGTAACACTAGGACTTGCACTCTCTGAAATACTTGGGCTGACACTAGTTGAAGAACTAGGACTCACACTCGGTGAAACACTTGGAGATACACTTGGAGATACACTCAAACTAGGTGAGGCACTTGGAGATACACTTGGAGATACACTCAAACTAGGTGAGGCACTCGTAGAGCTACTCGGTGAAGCAGACTCACTCACACTAGGTGAAGGACTTTCAGATGCGGATTCACTTACACTTATACTCACACTCGGGCTTACACTCGGGCTTACACTCGGGCTTACACTCGGGCTTACACTCGGGCTTACACTTGGGCTTGCACTAGGTGAAGTTGAAAGTGAAGGACTTGGAGAAGTAGAAACGAATTTCGCCTCAACCAATGCCCAACTTGCATCATCTTCATCACCTATATTAATATATGTGTTGTTGTATGTTTTATCTAAATCGTAAAATCTAGCACCTTTTTTGAAACCTTCATAATCAGTAGGCAAAGTATTACCTTCAGCCTCTAATATATTTCCAGACCTATCTCTAGCAGTTTGCTGGGTAGTAACAACCGATGTGTCATACCTGATAACTCTATTTGTTCTATAAGGTGTTCTAGCAGTTAAAAAATCTGCTTCTGAATCTGATCTCGCACCAGAATCAATCGCTTCTATACGATCAATTTCATCTTGTACTGATTTTGGAAGATCAGCTTTTAGTTCAAAAGTAGACATTTTAATTTCCCCTTGCTTTCTATTTTGAGGGTGGCAGACTCAATATCCACCACCCTCTTAATTTTTACTTTATTCTAGACTAAGCGAATGTCCAGAAACCTTCTGCGGCATAGTGACGACGTGAGTCAGTAACTTTTGCACCGTATACAAAGAGGTCTTTGTATGCTGATCCAAAGTTTCCGATCAAATCTTCTTCAATGTCGGCTTCTAAAAGCTTCTCGGCAAATGTACACCAGTTAGAATGTCCTGCTAGCACTCTGAAACCATCAGTGTTGTCGCCAGTTAGTCTGTTAGACATGAATACCTTGAACCCTTGAAGTTCGGTAATCATACCTCTCTTGACTAAACCAGAATAAACTTCTGGAACATGGAGAGCAACGCCTGAAGCTCTGACTACTAATCCTCTGAATTGAGGAGGAACGATTAACCAACGATTGCTGTCAGGAACGGCAGACTTGTCATAGCTTTCAGCTAGATCAAGTTTTTCATTAAGATCGCCAACTTTTTCTAACAAGTTAGTGGTTGTGATCTCAATAGCATCTGCGGCTTCTACAGTATAGGTTGCACCGCCTGAGATTGCCCCGCCTGTGTAGGCTGAATCAATATCATCTAAGTCATCTTCAATTACGATTGAAGTTGCACTAGCATAGGATTTAATCCTATACCAAGACGTATGACCTTCGGCTTTAAAACCTCGCCCAACCATATCGGCTGAGAAAGTTGTACCAGATCCAACTACTGCACCTGTGGTGACAGTTATAGTAACTGTACCAGTGGTGTAATCTGTACCAACCCTATTACCTGCGGCAACATCTGCATATAGACCGAGTACGAACTCGTCCATATTCTTGTTGCGTTCGTCAGCTTTTTGGCTAACTACTGTCGCATGAGGATTCTTAACATAAGAAAGCCATCTGTCTAGAGTTTTCTCTTTCCAGTAGAAAGACTTGTATTGATCAATGGTCAATACAGAGTTGTTCTCATAAAGAGAATCTGCTGTTAGATCAGCTCCAGTGTAGGTTTTCTCAGAAATTCTGGCTATATTCAGTATGTTCAATACTGAGCCAATCTCGTTAATCTCACCCTCATAATCTCTATTTACAATCACATCAGTGAGTGAGGTGTCGTAAATTTCCTTTAAAAGTCGCTGGGAAAATCCCTCTGCGATCTTTGTTGCATATGCGTTTGACATAATGCCCCTTTCTTTATATTAATGACTGTACTTTGACCAGTCCCAAAAAGGGGTTAGGAAGCAACTACCTATACTTATAAGATAAAATTCTAGTGCATGTCAATATACCAGTTTACTCTGGATCAATCTTTCCAGCTCTGAGCATCTCTTTCCATTTGCCATAGTCTCTCTCTCTCAAACTTCTGCCTTCTTCAATGGTTAGAGTTTTCTTTACATTGTCTGATTTCTTGTTAGATCCGCCAGTTCCACTTTCCATCATTTTACCTTTATTCTTGACTGGCTTAACCTGGTCAATCTTATAGAGGAATGAGGAAACTATATCATCAAACTCATTTCCCCTTCTACTAGATTTAGTAGCAAATAGCTTAAATTCTTCTTCTTTACCTTCTAAGCTGTGATATTTGACCAATACATTAGGATCAGTAATAAATTCTTCTACCTTACTATCCCACTCAGTTGCTTTCTTATTATCTACATTGACTTCTTCAATAGCCTCAAACCTTCTAGTATTCATTATATTGTCTTTAGCTATCTTCTTCTCAAAGTCACTCATTACATCCCAGTCAGAGTATTCTTCTTTTAATTCTTCTTCTGTGGGTGGAGCAACCTTACCAGCATTATCAAACGCTTCCTTCATCTTCTTATTCTTGGAATAAAGCATCTGAGCTTCTTTGGTTGAATGAATGAAC